GGTAAAATGGAAATGATTGACAATCAAGTATTTACACCTAACGGAAGGTATAAAATTGGTGATTTGAAAATTGGTGATAAAATAATTGGTTCTAATGGTAAACCGTGTAATGTTATAGGTGTTTACCCACAAGGTGTTAAAGAATTATATAAAATAACATTTAATGATGGATATAGTATTTTGGTTGGCAAAGAACATTTATGGAATGTGTCTTCATGTAATTCTGGTGAAAACTCTAAAAATAGAGAAAATAGATATATTACTATTAGCACTGAACAGATGCTAGATAAAAATTTGGTTTTAGAACAAATAGGAACTGGGTGGAACAAAAAACGACCATATAAATTTAAAACGTATTATAAACAAAAAAATGGTGGTTCTAAATGGCAAATACCAATTGTTAAACCAATTGAGTTTGAAAATAATAATATTTTACCTATTGAACCTTATTTATTAGGGTTATCTTTGGGTGATGGCTATTTCACCAAATCATCAGCAATTGCGATTCAATTACATAAAGATGATTTTGATGAATTATTTAATGGTGTTATATTAACTGAACATAAAATTAGTGATAATAAAAGAAAAGCGTATATTAATTATCACGCTTCAGATATAAAAGAATTAGGTTTAGAAAATACTAGGTCTGGTACCAAATTTATTCCAGAAATCTACAAATATTCCAGCATTGAAAATAGACTTGCTATATTACAAGGTCTTATGGATACTGATGGTCATTGTATGAAATCAAAAAATGGTGAATTTAACGGTACTGAATATTCTACTATTTCTGAAAGATTGGCTGATGATGTTGCTGAAATTGTTCATTCATTAGGTGGTATTGTTAGAAAAAAAAGCAAAATTGGTAAATATAAAAAAGAAGACGGTACTATTGTTGAATGTAAAAAAGCCTATAGGTTAAACATTAAAATGCCAAGCGAATTTAACCCATTTAGACTTAAAAGAAAAGCTGATACTTATAAACTACCAAATAAATATAAAGTTGGTAGATATATCAAAAACATTGAACCAGCTGGTAAAGGTGAAGCTGTTTGTATTGCTGTTGATACACTAGATAAGTTGTATGTTACCGAACATGCCATTGTAACCCACAATACCACCCAATCTATCATTGCAGCCCTTGAAAGTGGTGCTAAAAAAATACTTGTTGTTTGTCCTTCTTCAGCTAAAATCAACTGGGAGCGTGAAATCAATGTATTTTGTAAAGATACGACCATTATTGACGGTAAAAAATGGTCTGAAGCCAAATTTACCATCATAAATTTTGATATTCTTAAGAATTTTCACACTCTGGTAGAAGCAAGAAGACAATTGACACCAGAAGAGATGTCAACTATCAATAGAGACCTATCCAATGCCAATTTTGACCTTGCAATCATAGATGAAGCTCATTATTTGAAGAATAATGATAGTATTCGTGGTAAAATCATGGTTGAATTAGCTGTAAAACACAATATATCCAAAGTATGGTTACTAACTGGTACCCCAGTGGCCAACAGACCCATGGATTTCTTCAATTTATTGAAGATAATCAAGTCACCTATAGCTGAAAATTGGAAACACTATGCAGTAAGATACTGTGATGGTAAAAAGTTCTTTAAAACCCTTAAAAACGGTCAAAAAAGACAGATATGGATAACTGATGGTGCTAGTAATTTGGATGAATTGGCCTCCAAGACCAAAAATATCATCATGAGAAGGTTAAAAACTGATGTTTTGGATATGCCAGACAAAGTTATTACCCCTATGTATCATGTTTTGGACAAAAAAGAGTGGAGTCAATACGAAAATCTATGGGAAGAATACCTATTGAAGAGAACTTCTGAAGGTAAACGAAATGGGAATCTACAAAAAGACCTTGTGGAGCTAATTCTTTTAAGACAATTCATTGCGGCAGCTGCTATTCCTCATACAATTGAGATGGTTGAGAATGCTATTGATATGGGTAGAAAGGTAATTATCTTTACCAGCTTCACTGAAGAGCTTGAAATACTAGCAAAACACTTTGGAAAGATAGCGGTTACGCATAATGGCCCAATGTCAACAACGCAAAAACAAAAATCAGTCGATGCATTTCAAAAGAATTCAAAAGTAAAGGTATTTATAGGCAACATAAAATCAGCTGGTGTGGCAATTACACTTACTGAAGCCACCGTAGTGGTGTTTAATTCATTCTCTTGGGTTACTGGTGACAATGAACAAGCCGAAGATAGAGCATTTCGTATCGGTCAAAAGAATGATGTAAATGTTTACTATCAATTGTTTGATAATACCATATCTACTCGTATGTGGGAAACACTAAAAAACAAACAATCGGTTATTAATGCAATATTAGGTGATAAAAAAAATGAAAATGAAACTGAATTTTTAGTAGATAAAATACTTAACGATGAATTATAATTTAGATTTTCTGTGTTTATTTCTATTTAGATTACCCTCATAAATAATACCATTTATCTCTCTTGTTGTAGCCCACATAGGTCTTAAATTTGATAATGCATTAACCACACTTGGTAAATCATCATTATTAAATAAACTAACGTCTTTGATATGGTCTACATGCCATTCACCATGATTGTCCCAAGACATACCATCAGTAAATAAAGATTCAATATGTGTTTTAAATTCATTAGCTGAGTATCCCAATAAGTCAATTGTTTTCCCATTTTTTCTTGAATTCAATCTCCATAAAGACATTTTCAACAAACTTCTCCATAAACCTATATGTTTTCTAGATTTGCGATATAATTTTCTTTTTTCTCTATTCTTTATATTATATTCTTTTTTATATTCATTTTTACAAACTTTACATAATGAATAAATATTTTTACCGTTTTTATGAAATTCATTTATTGTTTTTTCAATTAAATATTTATTACATATTTTACTTTCCATAATTATTCTTGTTTAAATGAATCGTCTGTTATTAAAATGGCATCAAATCCTATTATTTCTAAATTTTTAACAACACCGTTATCATCTAATTCGCCATATGAACGAGGTCTAAAAACTATCTTATCTAAAATTGGTATGATTGAAGGGTTTAATATTTTAACATCGCCAATCAACCAATCATCTTCAATTCTAAAATTTTCAATAGAATGTGTTGCGTTATATTTGTGTACTATTGAATCATCATGACCATACCCAAATTGACCAAAATATGTTTTTGAATTTAGTTTGTCTAGTTCTGTGTATTCAAAACCATCATCATTTAATTTAACTTTAACCAATTCATCTTTTGTATAAAGTCTTCCATTGGTATTAATAACACCAAATTTTATAAGTTTTTTTATCATTATTTGACCAACCAAATCTTTTTTCTTTTTAATTTTAATCTCTTCAAAAATATAATCATTTATCTTATTAGACATAGTTGTTTGTTCATTTTCACAAATTTCTTGAAAATCTTGTTTAAATGTTGTTGATATTCTAATCTTAATTTCTTCTGTTTTCATATTTTTAATTTTATATTTATTATTGTGGGAACATTGTTCCCACAATAATAAATATAACAAAACTTTAAAAAAAACAAACATTATTTACTTATTTTTCAAGAATATTTATATTTAAAACGAACAAGCTGAAGATAGAGCATTCCGTATTGGTCAAAAGAATGATGTAAATGTTTACTATCAGTTGTTTGATGATACTATATCCATACGTATGTGGAACATGCTTAATAATAAAAAGGATGTCATTTCAACCATCATAGGTGATAAGAAAATGACTGACGAAGAAATAACTGTTACTATGACAGAACAATTAATGAACGAATTATGAAGAACTTATTAAAAAGACTTGAATATAAAATATTTAAGGAATACGAAAAAAATGTTGATGAAATAAAAGATTATGTTTGGGATTATAATAAACCAAATAATGATATTACTCAACTTGAACACAATAAAACTTTAAATAGTTTTATTAGATATTACATGAAAGAATTTGATTTAGATGTGGTTATAACATCTGGTCTTATTTGCGTTATATTTGATAATTTTGAAGATTTTCATAT